GGTTATACAGAATCGGTGATGCAAGGTTGGTGGATATTTGCCTCAAGCACAGACATAACTCAATGGAAACCAATGACTGGTCTAGTTATAACTCCATTAGATACACATGTCGTTTCTAGTATCGTAGGTTTGTATTTTGGTGGTAGTTTGGTAAGGAGATGAGAACAATGTTCGCTTTTTACAAAGAGGTTATTCTCATTATGTTATTTATAATATTGGCTTATGGCATATCTGATGCTTTAGCTGATGTCACATCGAGTGGCTCAACAACCAATACTCAATCTAATAATGCTGGTTCAAATACTGCCATAACTGGTGGCTATGAAAGTTCGACCACCTATCAATCAGGGTCTAGTTCTAACAGTACAACGAATAATGAAACTAATAATTCTACGAATCAAAAAACAGCAGTCAATAGTGCATCAGCACCAAGCATGAGTGTTTATGGTCAGGATAGTTGTGTCGTTCCTCTAACTGCTGGAGTTACACTGATTGGATTCTCAGGAAGTTTTGGCTCTTACCATTTGGACTTAGATTGTCAAAGAAGAAAATCAGTCAATATGCTTTTTCGTTTGGGCATGAAAGTGGCATCAATTAGTCTTGCCTGTCAAGATGAAAATATTTGGAAAGCCATGATGAATGCTGGAACACCTTGTCCTGTTGATGGATTAATTGGCGATAAAGCAAAAGCAAGGTGGATTGAAAAAAGAAAAACTGAACTAAAAAATACTGGCGATAATAAAACCAGTATGACTTGGAATGATTAGAATATTGCTATTATCATTGATATTATCTAGCTGTGCGAGTCATTCTGTGACTTTAGGCGAGATGAAAGTGTATGGGAGTAACGAGAATTGGGTTTACGAACCAACAAAAGAATGAGATACTTATTTATATTCATTTGTTTTCCTATAACCCTGTTTGCCGAGCAGACAGGGAACTTGGTTATTAATGGAGATTTTGAAAATAACAATTCTAATAATTGGACTACATCAGGCGAAGTCCAAGTTCTAAATGATTGTTGTGGCTCAAACTATGATTTGGAGTTTGGTCTGCAAGGAAGTATCGAGCAAGACTTTAATTTAACAAGCAACAATATAAATCAGTCTATGCTAGATAATGGCATTACTTTAAACAGTTCTGTCTTAATGCAGAATGGTGAATGTGGTGTATCAGGTTGTTGGGGTGGTCAAGGTGGTGCTGATTCTTTTACAATCAGATTACAAATAAAAGACTCTGATAATAATATATTATCTACGACAACACAGGAGAGATATAATGTCACAGGAATTAATGGCAAAATTTTTGAAAATAGTGTCACACATAATGGTTCTAGCTCGAACATTGGAAATATTCATATTAGTGGTTCCGATACTAATGGTGTTGCTGGTGGTCTTGGTGGTGCTAATGTTGATGATATAGTAGTCAGAATGACTTACGACCCTGTTGTCTTATCGACTACACAAACTACTCACATCGCTACAACCTTTCAAGAGATAGAAGAAGTATTATTTAGCAGTGTTGAAACAGTAGAGTTTATCCCTATAAAAGAATTTACTTTTGAAGTTTATGAAGAGCCTGAAATAATTTTAGAAGTATTTGAAGAAATATTTATTGAAGAAATTAAAAAGGAAGAAATAAATACAGGGATAATAAGTTTATTTTTTGAGCCTGTAGAAACAACAACTGAGATACCATCAATAGAAAGTTTTGAAGAAATATCAATGGAGAGTATAATAGAAGTATATGAAGAACCAAAGACCCTCGAATCGTTCACAACAGAAGTCGAAATCGTTGAAGAAGAACCTAAAGGAACAGAAGTCGTTGCTCTCGCAGAAGAAATTACAGAAACCCCAAACTCTGAAAGAGTCACTGAACGACAACCTGTTCGAGAAGAAGTTAGCACAGCAAATAGTGAATCAACAGAAGAAGAAGTTGTTGCCGAAGAAACCAACGAGTCAAATGAGCCATCAGAAAATAATGCTAGAGAATCAGTTGAAGAAACAGATGTTCAAGAAACAGAAACAGCTCAATCCGAATCTAGTAACGAAACAAGAACAGGAAGTGAAGAATCTAACTCAAGCGATAACGAAAGCGAACAAGAAGTATCAGAAAGCAATGTGGATAGTGAAACTGATACTAACAGCACAGAAGTTTCTGAACAAACTATCGAATCTATTTCAGTGGAAAAAATTGCAACAAAAGTTGCCGAAGTGGTTAAAGAAATTGATAAGCAATTAGTTGTGACTAATATTATTGTTGCTAAAGCTATGCAATCAAAGATAAATATTGACAGTTACAGTTCTATCAATAATAATTTATTTAATAATCAAACTATTATGAATGGTGGAAGTTATGATGAGTTCAGAGAATATGTTGATAACAGAAATATATATCAACAAAGCCAAGTCATTTATAATGATGAATTTAGCCAGTATCAAGAAAAGATTGATGAGGCTAAAGCAAACACCATAAGAGCAGTTGAACATTTGAGGAAGATTCGTGGATATTAAAACAATAGCAACAGGGATAGGATTAGTAATTACATTTGCTGGTTTGTTCGTATTTCAAGGGCAACTAATACAAAGGATTGATGTACTTGAATCTAAATCAGCACCTGATATTAAACCATTAGAACAACAAATCGCTATCAATGAGGCAGAAATTAAAGTCCTCAATGCGATAGTATCGGAGATGAAAGCAAAAAGGGATAATCCATTATCCCAATAACTATTATTTATTAGTTTACTTTTTTGCCTACCCAATCTCCATCAAATGAGCCATCTTTATGAAGTTTATTCCATGAATCATACTCCTCTATCAATACTTGATATGTATTCCATGCATATATCTCAATAGGTAGATGATTTGGATTTGCTCCTAAGTATATTTCCTCGTAGTTATTTATGTACCAAGCTTTTAACTGCTCTACTGCCTCATCTCTGTTATCGTACACACAATTTGATACAGCATTTCTTCCTTTCCTATCTCTATACATAAGTTTGGTTATTATATATTTTTTATTTTTTTCCATTTTATTTATCCTCGTTTTATTTAGTTTACAATACAATCATATCATACTTTATACTAAAAGTATATAGTTATTTTTATTGGGTTAGATTTGAGGTGTTAATTTAGAATTAATATCGTGTGTGAGGCTCTTAATAGACTCATTTTGACTGTTTTATCTTAAATTAGTATGAATATACTATATAACTTCGCTACAGCTAAAAGAAATGCCATATACAGAGATTTGGTCTGCTGTCCAAGATAATTCGTTAGAGTCCATTCTCATAACAGCTTTTGTATTTGCATAAGCTATTGAAGAATCATTTGCTAATGCTGTTTTTAAAGGTGGCTCAATTTCTACTGTAGCTTGACCACTTCCATTAGAAGTGCAATCAGCAGTTATCATATGAAGTTTTTGAGTAGCACCTGAACCGAACTGTATGTAATCACCAGCTTTAAAAATGACTGTACTCGCAGTAGCATTTTCTACCGATATCGAATAAGCACCAACCGAATGAACTCCATTGACATTAATTACTGAATTTAATCCACCACGAATTGTTTTTGAATCAGGGTCGCCCAATAAAAATGTTCCAGCACGACCATGAAGTTGCATAAAAAATACTTGCCAAGCATATGCCTCATCTCTTTTCATGGGTGGAAGTTCTACAGTAGTAGTCCACATCGCACCACCATAATCTGCACTCTGACTAGAATAATTGAAAGGAGATGTGCTTACAGCTACAGTTCTTACTATTCTCCATTCTGAAGTTCTAAAATTACTCGGACTGGTTGGCATGGTTAAAGGATAACTTGGTGCTGTCATGAGCCGAATGTCCTAGCAAATGCACCACCGCGAGATTTAGCCTCTGCTACTGCACCTACTGTTTCTTTTTTAATTTGTGGCATTAGGTTCTGTACTTCTGCTCTAACTGTGGGTACGATTCCTGTTGAAAAATTTAATGATTGATTAATGGTGACACCACCACTACCCATCTTATCGTTTGGAATAATTGTACCAGCAGACTTAGGCATAAACATCTCTGCACCTTTTTCTCCTACCATATAAGGAACATTAGGAGATACAAAACCACCACTGGCTCTACCCATTAATGCTGTTCTTGCACTTTGTGACCAACCAAAACTTTGATTTTGAGCTCCCATACTAACTGATGAACCAGCTCCAGCAGTAGATGGTGTACCAAGTCCAGCAGTAAATAATGTCACTGCACTACCTAAAATTGTATCTAAAAAACTACCACCACCTCCACCACCACCCATTTGAACTAACTGCGCCATCTCTGATTTCATAGCTTGTAATTTTTTTGTTAAACCTATAATCAATGGTTCTATAATCAATACATGAGTAATTGTTGAAACTATTTGTGTGATAACACTTCTAAATATATCTTTCATTGCATCTCTAAAACTACCACCTGAAACGATTGCTGTAGCAAAAGCATCTGATATTGATTTACCAGCATCTTCGAATGATTTTTTAACTTCTATTAATATATCTTCTACTTTTTTCATAGTTTCAGCTAGTGCCATAGCTTTCTTTTTATTCTCACTCATTTCTTCAGCACTTTCTCTGACTGCTATGCTTTTTAAATTATAAGCACTCGTAACACCTTTAACTAAAGATTCTTGTAATTCAAGTTGTTTAGCATTTTCATCTAATGTGTTGTTGTATTTATCTAATGCCATGTCAATGCCTACGAATACTGCTATTGCAGTTGCTAATTTTGCAATCAACATAGCGATACCACCAATACCAGTCGCAATCAAAGCAGTTTTTAGAGCAATCAATGATTTAGTCACACTCATGACTCCTTGTTTTATTTTAAATAATGCAACTACCATTTTTACACCAAAGGTGGCAATCATTAAAGAAAATACAGCTTTTAAAGTTGTGCCTAAAAAAGATAATGCAGTTCCGAAACCCTCTACTGCTGATGCTAATACACTTCCGATATCACTTGCGAATGCTTTTATTTTGTGTTCGTTTTCTTCTAATGCTTTATTAAAGTCATTCATCTTATCTTTTAACTGTGCGAAGAAACCATCGCCTACTGCTCTTTGAAAAATAAAAAACTTATCACCAATCATTGATACTGTACCAGTCAATGTCTTTGCTAATTCATCTGTAGCATTACCAAACTTACCACCCTTGCCGAAAACTTTTGAGAATGCCTCGGCAGTTTCCTCAATACTCACAGTAGCACCCATTTGGAAACCCAGCATTTGTCGAACACCTTTTTCTCTAAACATATCAGCAGATGCGATACCACCAGCGAATGACCTTTGTATTTGTTCTGCTGTTGCTTGAAAAGATAATCCTGTGATTGAGGCAACATTACCTGTTATTTCCATGAGTTCAGCTAAATGGTCAGCATCATCTGATACTACAGCTAACGAACCTGACCCTCTTTGTATTTCTGCTAGACTGAAAGGCACTTTAGATGCGAATGTTGCCATGTTATCAAAGGCTCTAGCTCCCTCTTCTGCACTACCAAATAATGCTTTTAATCTTACATTCAGATTTTCTATTTGAACTGCAACATCTACAAAACCTTTAACAGCGATAACACCAATAGCACCAGCAACTACTGAGCCAACCTTTAAAGCAGTCATTGCGAATTTATCTAAAGATTTATTGGCTCTGTCAAAGCCACCTGACATTTTTTTAGATGCACCTGTGACAGCAGTATTTGCCTTTGCTAATCCTCTTTGTAAATCGCTGATGTCAGCTTGGACTTTTACAATTAACTTATCTAATTCTGTTGCCATATCTTAGTTTTCGTTCATTTCTATAAAATTTACTGGGTAATTACCTTGACAGATTAACACTAGAGTTAGTAATCAGGGTACATTTCTTTCAATTCTTCTAGTTCTGACTTCTCCATAGGTTTGTCATTATTTCCATTATATTCTTTAAAACCATTGATTGCCATAGTGATTTCTTTAATTGACATATTCCAAAAGCACTTAGGAGATAAGTGCATCATTCCAACACAGACTTCAAACCATCTTTCTACAGGAAGAACTTCACTTCCTTTTATGACTCGCTTTTTTTTTCATCTTCCTTTTCGCCAGTGTCTAAGGCTAATGTAAGTAAATCTCCAGCAGTTTTAATAGATTCTATAAGTCCTAAATCAGAAACTAATTTTTTTACATCTGAATCTTTTATATCATTTCCACCAGCACGAATGCTTAAAGTCATTATAGTTATAATTTCCATAAGACTTAATTCACCAGTAGATAATTTATTAGCTACTTTAAGTATAGAAGTTCCTAAAGCACTCTCAATCCCCATGATAGTATCAAGCGACATTTTCGCTTTATAACTTACATCATTTGGAAATTTTAGTGTCGTTTCTGCTTTTAATAGGTTTGTCATTGTTTTTATCCTCGATTGTTATTTTTAAAGTTTCTTCTCTTTCTCCTACATCTTCTATAGATTCAATTTTATAATCTTTTGAATCTATCGTAACATTAGTAGATTTAAGAAGTTTCAAGTCAAACATCATTTCTATTTCTATCATGTCGTTTGACTTATTAACTTGTGCATTAACTTTCTTACCATTTATAGTAATTTCAGTTTCTTTCCACATTACATTACTCCTAGACTGTTGCTATAGTTATTGCACCAGCAGATTCAAATGATAAAGAATATTGAGCTGAATCATTGTATTCACCTGAATATTCCATACTTGTTATCTGAAAAGCACCAGTAAAGGTGTTGTAGTCAGGAACAAGGAATTGAAAATTTGAAAATGTTGAGGCACTAAAAGCAGTCAATACTGATTGATGTGTAGCACCATCATCAAATATTCCACTTCCTGAAATACTAAATGATTTGATACCAGCACCAGCTAATAATGTTCTTACTCTTGATGAGTCTTTGTTTGTTATGTCTATTTGTTCAGAATTAATTGTGATAGATGTACTTCTTAAAGCACCAATGGTAGTAAATGTTTCTGGACTACCAGCATTACCTATCTTCATTAAAACTGCACTACCTTTTTGGACTGCCATTTTATTACTCCTATTTAGTTGTCATATACAGTAAAGTCTATATTCACTATACCATGTCTTGTGATACCATCAACCTCTGTCATTGTTGTTGCATTATTTACATAACTCATAACAGATGATGCCCCACTTACAGATATTGTAGCATTATTGACTAAATTGTAAATTCTTTCCATAACCTCTTTGATTTGCTTTTGACCACGATATTGTGACCAAACTTCTATATTTATGTTATATATATTGCCATCTAAAGTTGTAGTTCCGACATTAGTTATTGATTCAGTTCCAATAATTACATAAGGATATGCTGTATCTTGGGGTGCTGTAGAATCAAATATTTTATTATTTCCTACTAAACCATCTAATGTACTATCTCCTGAAAGTAAACTAAAAATCGCAGTCTGTAAGTCAAAAGAGTGAAATCCCATTATTTAATTCCTAAGTTCTTAGCAAACATCTTACCGAATATCTTTGTATTTCTGTATGCTTTACTTTGTTTACCCATAAAATATCTTTTAAATTTAGTTTCTAAATCTTCAGCATAATCCATATTAGTGCTGACTAAACCTAGACCCTGTCTAATTCTTTTATACTGTATGCTACTTCTTAACATTCCTGTATCTACTCTTGGTGGATTTCCTACTGATGATGAAGTATGTCTAACACCATTTTCTTTTGTTCTAGTTTTACCAGTCGCTGGTGATAATGTCATTTCTAATGCTATTTGATTTCTAAAATAACTGCCTGTAGCATCTACCCAGCGATTCTGTCTAGCATTATATTTTTTGCTGACAGCATTAACTCTCTTACGAATATCAGATTTTATTTCTACTCTAATTCCCAAATGCTACACCTTCTGTTGCGGTTATCTCTTGATATCTTTCTTTACCTTCATCTAATATTTTTATGTTTGTGATGTCAAATGTTTTAGAACGATAGAGAAGTCTGTACTTGGTTGTGAGTGCCGAGTAATATCTTATTGTGAATTTAAAAGTTCCTGTGGCTCTTACTTGGTCGCCAAATAAACCCTCTGAACCTGTTGTGTTCTCTACTTTGCTCCAAACTGTTGTAGCAGTAGACCATGTTGTTGATGTACCACCACCAGCATCAATACTACCACCGAGAGTTTGTAAAGCGACTCTGTTTCTAAACTCGCCGAGATACATGATTAGCCGATAACTCCATATCTATATGTTTTATTCGTTTTATAAGGATTCGTAGATAATTGAGTGACTACGAAAGGTTGTAATAATGCTGTAGCAGAATATGGTGCTTTGACTGATTTTTCATTATCGCCTCTATTTTCAAATAGATAACTACCATAAATAAGACATGCTTGTTTAATTTGCATAGGAACAGCAGTATTATCTCCATAACCAGCAACATATTGTATTTCAAACCCATTGACTGGTCTGAGTCCTGTTGGATATGTTTTTCCTGTTTGTAATGTGAATCTACTTGGAACACTTGCATTATCTAATCTGTAATTTGATGTCGCCCATGTTGTCGCTGTGTCATCATCTGAATAATATTTAGCATGAGTTATTGATGCGACAGGAGAGAAAGGTAGAAGTATCGGTCTTTTATTATAAACTAAATCAATCCCATCATACATTCCCTCTTGTATTGGAACATTAGAATCTGATAAATCATCAATAAATAATTGATAAGTAGTAGTACATAAAGTTCTATGAGTGTATTCTTTTGCCCATGAATCTACTGTTTGCTTAATAATATTTAAAACTACATCATCATCTGATGAATCTACTTTCAAATATGCTTTTAGTTCAGCTAAAGTAATTGCAGAATCAGTTTGAGCTGTGTGTATTTTAAGTCCAGCCATATTTTACCTCTGATAAAAATATCCTATTATGATAGCAACAATGCCACCGAGCCATGCTAACAATGTTACAGCACCACGACCTCGATTCATGACTGCCTCTACGACCATTATTCTATCTTCTAAAGCTGTCATTTTATTATCTAGTTTGACCATCATGTCAAACAACTGTTCGTTAGTAACTTTCATGTTGCTAGTGATATTGTTCCATTAGTTCCGACCATGGGCATCTCAGCAAAAGCCATGTAAATATATTTGCCACCATCTGTATTTGCTTTACCATCGCTAGTTGTAATTCTAAATCCATTGCTTTCAAAGTTTACAGTACAGTTTGTTGATGAGGTGTTATCACTAACTTTAACTGTTCTTGTTCTTGTACCACCAAGACCAAAACCTGTTAATCCTGATACTTTTGTAAACCAATCCTCAGTTTGACCCCAGTTTTTAACCATTATCCATTTTGGTCTAAATCCACAATAAATTCTAACTCCTATGGCATTACCATTACCTATATAAAATCCAAACTTAGAAAATCCTTGTTTTTCTGCAAAACAATAAGCGATACTTGCCACTCCACTAGTATTGTGATGTGTTTTATTTCCTATAGACCATACTGAGCTTGTAGGTTTTGTGTCATTCCAACCACCAGCATCATCTTGAAAAGCACCTGTACCAGCAAACTGTATTAAGTCTGTTTCAGTATCAGAATATATAGTTGTGCCACCATTAAATATATCTCCATTATCTGCAACAGTAGTAGATTTTGCTATTATTACTTTTGGAACTGCTCCTAATCCATGTCCGATTGTGCCATTAGCACCTGTACCTGTATAAGTGCCAATAGAAATTCCAGCAGTTGTATTTACTTGTAGTGTTGATGTTATAGAGCCATCTGTATTCGAGCTGGTTGTTCCACCATTAGCTTTCCAACAAGCACCTACATAATCATCACCATCATTGTTTGTATTTTCTATATTGCCAGTTAAAGTAAATCCATCTGAGGTATAACTTGCTACATAAGTTGTTGTATCATAGGCAGATGAGCCACTTGGAACCCAGTTTTTTGCTGTACCCTCTGTAGAATTATTTAAGACTGGGTGTCCATTACCATTATATCTTTTAATCAAAAGAGCATCAGGTTTGAAACCCATACCAGTAATTGTTTTTGTGCTATCACTTCCGTCCCATGTAGGGCAATCAAAGTGGTCTGATACTTTTGCTATTGTTGTAAATGCCATATTATATTCTCCTATCCATAATCCTTAATGTTCTTTGTGCAGATTGCATAGAATCCAGCTGGTACATCATATTCAAATATACCGACTCCATTATCATCTGCATTTCCACTAGCTACTGCTGTTGCTCCAAAATACCCATTACCGAAATTACATAACATTCTAGCTGTTGCTCCAGCATTATTACTCACTGCTGTAACAGTAACACCCCAAAAGTCATCTCCTTTGGCAAAAGATAATCCAGCATTAGCTCCTGTGTTAGGTACTCCAGCATTTGAAGTGCCAGGTGCATTAAACCATGTGCCATTTTTTCCAAACCATATCTTGCCATTATCTAAATCAAAAGCACACATAATGATATCGTTAAGACTTGCTTGTGAACCATAGTTTACAGTTCCACCACCACCAGTATCTAAAATGTTTGGTGTGCTAGGCATTGGTTGATAACTAATACCCTCGCAACCATTTGAACTTGAGCTATTACCAGCAACAGCAGTTGAGCCTGTTGACTTGAAGAAAGATGATGCATAAGTACCATTTTTTACTATGCCAAGAGTTGCTCCATTTGCTTGAGTTCTATCTGTTCCTATCTTAACCTCATAATACCACTTACCATTCTTTACCATTTGTGTACTAATACACCCACTAGCATTTGTATTGTAATTATTAAGTGATGTTCCAGCATATTCTAAAGCACCAATATCATATGATTGGTTTCCATCTAACTGACAAAAGTTATTGCTAGGTGTATCAGGTGATTGTTTTAAATCGCCATTAACTGTAAAGGTAGTGCCATTTCCTGATGAGTCTGTACCCATAGCTCCAGCATTTTCCATTTTCAAAAACCAGCCATTCGTGCCCACAGTATATGAGGGAGATAATATTGCTTTCCAACCACCAGTGGAGCTATCAGTTTCACCGAATACTGTTGGAGCTAAAGCCGAGCCATCTACATTATGAACATGAGTCATAACACCTAAGAATTGGTTGCTACTAGCATTTATACCAACATGCCAACCATTAGATGTACCTGACATTTCTTTGTTAAGCTCATAATCATTATTTTGAGTTATAGCTGTAGCACTAGAAAAACTTGTTAGTCTTTCACCATTTATATAAATTTTTAATCTATCTGTAGAAGTAGATAGTGTGCTATCACCAGCAACAACAAGATGATACCAAGATGTGCAATCTAAAAGCAATCGACTTGTTTCATGGTTAGAGGTTACTGCACCTCCTATAAATCCAATAACTCCTATTTTTTTATCTGACCTGTAGTCAATACTAAATTGATTACCACCAGTATTGGTGTTTGATAATAAACTCTGACTTGCATTTGTTCTGTTTAATTTAAACCACATAGATACAGTAAACTTTTTTGCATTAGTTGGTGTACTCGTGAAATCTTTACTTAAATATGATGCCATTATATTCTCCTATGGATTCCATTGTCCTGAGTTTTGCATTCCTACTTCTATGGTAATACTAAAACTTCTGTCTGCTGTTTGACCCTCTGCATCTGTGGCACGAGCTGTGAATGTGTATGTGGTTGTAGCACTCGCACCACTTTCTGTACCAGTAATCGCACCTGTTGATGTATTTAAAGATGCCCCACCAGCTAATGAGCCACTAGCGATTGAGTATGCAATCGTAGAATCTCCTGATGCAGATATCGTTGCTGAGATACTTCCCCCAGCAGAAAAAGTACCAAGAGTTCCTGATGCAGTATTCCATGTGGGAGCATCTGACACTGTTAGCAATGCTGATGAGCTACGAACAGCTAATCCATCATTGTTTTCTATTCTTAAAAAATATGTGCCATCAGTTGTCAAAGTAAAGTTTGCAACAAGAGTTGTCGCATTTGTAAATGAAACTGAATTAGCAGAAGTGATAGCACCTGTTGATGATATTGCCTCTACCTGTGGAACACTTACAAATTGACTACCTGTTATCGTTATATTCGTTGCACTATTAGTAATTGTGCTTGGAGATATACTAGAAACTGTGGGATTCGTGGTTGTTGCTTGGTCTGTGAAACTTAAAGTACCTGAACCATTAGTTTGTAAGACTTGATTAGCCGAGCCATCAGCACTTGGTAAAACCCAAATTTTATCGCCTGTCAAAGCTGGAGCTTCAAAACCTACATAGTTTCCACCCTCATAAAATCTTAATTCGTTATTAGAGCCACCAATAGATAAATTACCAGCAGTAGTTAAAGCACCACCATCAGCAATACTTAAAGCATCATCACCATCTGTAAACTCAATTAATGCTGTTCTTATAGAATCAGCTTTAAAATATTCTACAGTATCATTCGCTTGGTCTAATGCCATGATGGTTATGTTTGCATCATTATCTTCATTTCTTATATAAAGAATATTAGCAGAACTGTCATACCATAATTGATTGGCATAAGTCGTACTCGGTGCAGATGTTCCACTTGATGTACTTGCTAATGCTTTGAGTGCGAGATTTAAGTCAGACCTTGTATTAGGAAATGTCTGATTTGCTATATCATAATCGTGTTGGCTCATTTATTTATAAACTCCAATTTGTTTAATTTTTGCATACTTACTAACTGCTTTCAAGGTTTCCATAACCTTTTGCAACATAATCGAATGTTCTATCAACAACACTACCAGTGCCACTTCCTTGATAAAAAGTTATAGTAAATCCTGTTGCCGATTTATTAGTTATTACATATCTTTCGTTTTGGTCTAAATTACTAGCTGAGATTCCTAGTGCTTGAACCTCTTTAAATGCTGGTGAATAAATAATTGCTTTCCCACCACTAGCTGTTCCACTGGCTATATCTCCCTGACCATAAGTTCTATCAGGCATATCTACTGTTGCCGATAATTCAGTTATTGCTGGTGCTGAAGTAACAGTTGTTGTTGTTAAAACTGCTCTCAGTTTAATATATCTAGCTTTATAATCTCCCAGTATATAATTTCGATAATCTGTGTATGAACTATTATCATTACTCAAAGATATTTTTATTTGCACATTAACATCATCAAACTCTGTATAAGAACCATCAAAAAGACCCTCTCTCGAATCGAAATTGCCCCCAAAAGCATCAAATAAACTTGTTGGGTCAAACCTAGTAAAGGCACAATTAACAGTTACTCTTGATGTAAATATGCCACCTGTATCTATTACTGGAAAATCATAGAAACCCTCGATATTGTCTGCTGTACTGCCACCATCATCAAAGTTGCCTGATTGTGAGTCAAAGTTCCCACTAGCATCATCAAATAATTCTCCTGTTAAGAGTTGTAAATAATTAACACCCTCTCTCGTAAATACTTCAACCTCATTTTTAACACCAGCAGTAAAGTTTGGAGATTGAGTTGAGGTTGTTACAACATTAAAGTTATAATCAATCTGATTCAATATGACTACCGACTTTGTAGAATTAATACTTGGTATTCCTAGCACATCAATAGCTTTTATCATATATGTACCATTTTTTGCTGGTAAAGATATTGTTGATGCTGGTTTAGAAACTTTCTGAGCTAAAATCATTCCCTCTTCAAAAGTCGGAGATGCTGTGTCAGGAGTATGTCTTACAACATAATGAGATAAATCCAAGTCAGTTATAGGAGTCCAAGATAATTCTGCTTGACCATTAATAATATTAACTGAGAAATTAGTTACATCTGATGGTGGTGCAGTTTTACCAACTACAGTATGCTGAATAGTTGTATAGCTAGAATAAACATTGAAAGCATTAACAGACCTTGCTCTTATGTTATATATAGAGCCATCTTGAGCATTTACTAATTCAAATATATTTCCACGAGATTTTCCCAGATTAATAAATTGTCCACCAGCCTCATTAGTGTTTTGTGCCTCTACTTCAAACTCATTTGTTGTTCCCTGATTAGATGAGCAATTTACAATTAATACAGCAATCGGTGTTTCAGCATAGGCTCTTAATTCATCTGTAGCAGTAATACTTGGTGGAGATACATCTGTTGCATCAGTTAAAATTGTATTGTCCAAAGAAAAAGAAGTTTCTTCTGCATTCCAATCATAGACTGCTGATGAGGTTTCTTTTAAAACTAAAGCAATAGAAGTTTCTTCGCTAAGATTAAAACTCCAGTCTGCAACTTCAAAAACTTTATTGCTAAATCCAAATCTTGTGTTAGATACATTTACAGTATCGCCAACTTGTAAAGTAAATCCTTTTAAATTTACATTACAGCTTAATTGCATTTGTTGTCTGTTTTTAAATAAAACAATTTTTGCAAGTCTTTGAGCCATAGTGCTTGATTTTGTAAAGGGTAAATCAATATCAGCAAAAATAACTTCTCCATCACCCTCTACAAAAGTTGAAGATGTAACCATAGGATAATCTGTAGGTTGCCAATTAGATTCATCACTTGTGAATAATCCTTTGACAGTATTAAACATATCTTTTCTTGATTGTTTTGCTACTAAACTTATGCCACCTACAAAATCACTTTCATCAAGTGAAAGACTAGGAGATACATACTGACCACCAGTTACTCTAAATTTACCATTCGTATAAGATAAAGTTCCAACACATGATGTTAAAATATCATCAATAATTTCCATAGGGGCAATGTCAGAATAGGCTATCCCATGAGCCTCATATCTTTTTTCAGTACCACCAGCAGATAATGAAACATTTGTATCACATAAGTTTGCCAATGTTGTGAATGATGCTGTATCAATATTAGATGTTGCTACTCCTAAACCTAATTTCGTATCAGTTAAATAATCATGTAAAATTAATGCTGGGTTTGCAGAATAAGCAGTGCTTGAATCTCTTATATCTAATATTTTTTTTCCTTTTATTATGGCACTAACATTAGGCAGACCATTTGGGAAAGCATCAGGGTCATAGGCTAATCTTACATAAATATAAGCAATACCTCTTAGTCTATGTTCTTCAGTCCATTTTTCTGTTTCAGAAACTAAATCTGCATCTGCTAATTGATTATCTAATCCTTTATGTAATTTAATTCTTACTGTATTTCTTCCATCTTCAAATTTTGATGATGTAGAAAATTGTGAGGGTGCAGTTACATCAAATCTAGCAATACCATTGGCATCATTCCCACTACTAGAAAGTGTCAAAGCATTTTCGTTAAAATATATTTCTGTAAATTCTTCTATCTCGTGACTGGCTAATTGAACAACTAAATGTAGATATTTATTATTATCATCAGTTTCCATGAATAACATACCACCTGATTTTTTAGTAGTACCAAAAACTGTATCTCTATTAATTATTGGTTGTCTTACCATTAATGAACGATTAGATGTTTCAGATTGATAAGATGCTTGTTGTAATGATGAATTTCTTAGTTTAGGTGCTACTGTCAAAGCAGATGAAACAACTGCTGTAGCTGTTAAATATGCCATTGCTGTCCAAAATCCAATAGTTCCAGCAGTATAAGCACCAACAGTTATCATAATCACTGCCATTGTTACTACTTGAACAAGACTATTTACTGTACTACCCATTTAACCATTCCTCTTTTTTATATTTAACACTACACTTTTTCACTCTACAATCATTGCTAACTCTTAACCAGCTAATGTATTCTAAACCTAATTCTCCAGCGAAGTATTTTTTTCCCCATGACAAAACATTTTTAAAATTATTTTCTTCTGTGATTGAATCTATTACCCAACATTTATCTCCACTATCCCAAAAATTAAATAACATTTGACCTGTTTTTCTATAATGTTCTTCATGCTTTTCACTCATAAATGCCCAGTTAGTAAATGAAACTATATGATTATCAACTCTTTCTATTTTATATTGATTTAAATTAAATGATTTTTCTATATGACATAAAAGTTGTGACTTTGAATGTATTTTATATTTATCAAATCGTTGATAAAATTCAATAATTTCATCTTGTAAACTCATTATTGCTCAACTGGAATTTCTACACCAGCACCCCAAGCAACTGATTTGTCTTGAAGTGATGTTACAAAATTACAACCTTTATCTCCTGAGAAAAAATTTTGTTGGTCTTGGTCTGTGTATCTTCTGTCTGTTGGAATTTCTAAAGTTATTAATTTATTTTCTACTGTAAATTTCAAAGAAGATTCCTCACCATTTTCTTCTAAAACCATTGAATCTATAAAACCTGAAAATATCTGATATGGTGTATCTACTACAGCATCAGCATTATTCGTTGTAGTTAAGACACCAAAATAAACTTCAACAACCATGCCTTGAGTATCTTCTGTTAAACCAGCAGATAGTATTGATGTGTCTAATCCATTTAAAACTATTTCAAGACCACTGGCTCTTGTATCTGATGTTTCTGTGATAGGAGAAACTCCTATAATATTTCCTGTGCCTAAATAAGTGTTTCCACCTATAATTAAATCAGCATATGTGGTGGCTAACAATAAAGTGCCACTAGTGAAATTCATTTTAATAGCATAAAATGGTCTTAGACTTCCACTAGTAAGCTGTGTACCAAATGTCGAGCCAATACTTCTTGACATAGTTCATTATTTCTTTTTAGTTGCTTTTTTCTTTGCTACTTTTTTACTTGCTTTCTTTTCAGTTGGCTCAGTAATTTTAACTTCCATAGCAAAACCTGATGATACAAAAGAGTTACCTAAATTGACTTGCCATTGTTCTTTACAATCAATTATATCTCCCTCTTTGTATTCTTTACTAGCATTACCACTTTGATTGGCAGTACCAAAAGCATTTTGAGTCATTTTTATTTGCATAGTTTATCTCCTTTAGCGAATGGGGAGTGAAACAATGATAATGAGGCACTCCCACATTCTAAGACACATAAAGTGTCAGTTTATTTAAGCATCTGTTGAGTCTTGAGGATTACCCAAAACAGCTTGAACACTTATTGGTGTTCCATTACTGTGAGTTCCTGTCGCATCAACTTTTACTCTCGCATATCTTTTCCCACCGATATATCCTATTTGAGATGTTTGTGGAGTTTCTCCATTCGCATCTAAAGTTAAGAATATACCTGAAGAATCAACACTTCCCTCTGTAACACTTTTACTTGAAGTAACAGCACTGAAACTAGAGTCATCATCAGAATCTTCTAATATGAAATCAAATTTCACACTACCTGATAATGTATCTCCTTCAATACCACTATTCACAATAAACATGCAAGACTCAAAACCCTGTATGTCTACTGTTGTACCATTTGCATCAGCAGTAAATACTTTTGCATCTTGGCAAGTCACAGATTTAGTATTATTTGAAATATCTCTCATTATAATAACTCCTATCTTATGTAGATATGTTTTGTAGTCTAATTGCCTCTGCAAGAACTACAGTACCACCAACTCTTCGCCTAGCAGTATAACGAACATTGCCCAAATGTTGTTGTGTAAATGGGTCACGAACTATTGACATATTAACTCTGTCTACTAAAGTGTATGCTCTTGAGAAATCTCCAAAAGCAACAGGTTTAGTTCCAGCAGATACATCAGGCATATCTTTGGCTAGGGTATAACCATAACCAGCGATAGTGCTTGGAGCACCACTTACTAAGTTCAAGCCAACATGGAACACTTTTTGTCCAGCAGTATCTTCTAATTGAAGAACTTTAGCAAAAGTGCCTCTATTCATAACAAATCTTGCATTTCTTAAATAATCTGATTTAAGTGCATAGATTAAGTCATAAAGACCATTAGCAGTTAGTGTATTTGCATTACCTGAGTTAGTTGCACCCACACCAGCAGTAGAATCAGTAAGTCCTAAAGGTTTACCAACTCCATTTCCTGATACGACAGCAGTTCCCTCAGCAACAGCGAACTGTTCTGCAAACTCAGTAGCCATTTCACTTTCCATATTAAAAGCAGAATCTTCTAACATTGCTTGTGACATATCAACAAGTGCATAACACTCATGAGCATCAATAGACATCAAGCCTGTTGTATACCCAGTTGTTTCTGAACGAGTCGCAGTTTCACTTACCCATTGAGCTGAGAATTGACCTGTTCTTTTTGGAACTTCAATCCCTCTCTTATCGGTACTTCTAACTTTGACAATAGACCTCATTGGTGAGAACTCAGTCACAGACTTAATAAGTTCTGCAACATATTCAGTGGGGCAATAGTAGCCACCTAAAGAATCATCTGACTCATAAAGTGCTTTTGTTTCTTCAGGGTCTAACTCTTGTGACCTTAAATATTTACCAAATGCTTTCATTTGTAAGTCCACTTCTTTAGCAGAATTACCTGTTTCAGGTCTTGCTAATTTAGTTTCTAAAGCATCTAATCTTTTTTTTGCATCTTCTAATCCTTGTTCTTTAAGCTCGGCATCTTGTTTCAGTTCTGCTTTCGTAGCAACATCATCTGCAAGTTTATCTACCTTTGCTTGAAGAATAGGGTCAGCGACACCATTTTTTTTGATTTCATCAATATTCTTTTGGTTTTCACTTTTAAAATCTTCAAAAGATTTACCTAGATTATCAATTACATCATTAATTTCTTCAGACATAATAACCTCTTATGGTTTAATTGTGTTAATTAACTGATTCATGCTTTCAACAACATCTCGTTGCTCATCACTCCGATATGATTTGTAAAGCACTTGTGCAGTATGTTTTGCAACAGCTACAGATTCACAACCAGCATCTCGCAAGTGTTCCTCTATCTCTCTTACATTCATTTCAGCAAGTTTAACTTTTGTTATCTTCGCTTTCGGATTCATTGGGAATGTGACTAATGATATTTCCATTAAGTCTACAGATTTAATTATTCTTTTCTTCTGCTTTGGGTCATATTTATAATCATCAGGCGATAGTCTATATCCTATTGACATAGAATCTAAAGCACCCATTTTCATAAGCTCATAAACTTCACGACCTTTTTGTGTACCCATTGCTAATCTGCCTTTGATGTATAACCCTTTATTATCTTCTTCTAAAGAATCAATGACACCTATCGGCTCATCTGTTTTGTGTTGATATAATAATTTTACTTGTTTTGGTTTTCTATATTTGAGTGTGTTAGCAAATGCACCCTTACGAATGACATCATTTCCTAAATCTTTGTTGTTAAATACCGAGCCATAGCCCTCGAATGTACCATCTTCTTCTGTATCTAGCTGTTTAAAATCACAGGGTACATCTGTAATCATCTCTTTTAATTGCTCTAAATCCTCTTGTATTTGACTATTATCCATTCAACCACCCAAAAAGTTAGTAAATATACGAGTATTTTAACCATATTTTATAAAATAAGTCTATATTTATTAAAAAAGACTTTACTTTATACTTTAAGTATAATATACTGTATATATAAGTTAATGAAACGAGGAAAAATATGAAAAACTTAACAAACAATGAAACTAACCTTTTAAAACTAATGAATGATGAGCATGACTTTTGTGGAATTAGTTTAGATGCTATTAAACCATTTTTAAAAGATATTGATTTAACTGAAAAACAAGCAAGAGGTGTTATTTCATCTTTAATTAAAAAACAAATGTTGTTAAATAATGGTTTCACTGATGGTGGTTCTATTGATAACTCATATTCACTACAACTATTTGTTAGTCAATACATGGTTGAAGAGGGATTATTTGAGATGGTAGAGGATATGTCTTGGGAAGATTTACTTAAACTTAAAAAATAATGAATGGTGTGGGTATCACCTAAACTACCCAAAACAATTAACAAAACAAACGAGGAAAATATGAAAGAAATAATAAAAGTAGTTAAGGATTTAAGAATAGCTTTAACAGATAAAAGGGCAATATGTAGACAAAAAGGTGGAAAAACTTTAACTCAGGATATCATAAAAGATATGACACCTAAAGATTTGTTCAGTTTACAAATGAAAACTGAAACAAGCAATATAAGGATTGCTAAGGCATATAATAAGTTATGGGCAATTACAAATATAAGAACTGTTACAGATTTCAATAATTTGATGCAGACTTTAGAGGAGAGGAAAATATGAAAGAATATAGAGTAGATACAGAAATAACATTGGTTGTTCCAATAACTGTTGAGGCAGAAAACATTAATGATGCAAAAGCACAAGCAATAGAAGAGGGTTATAGTAGTCATCATCATGGTGAGTGTGTTAGAAAAGTTAGAGTCGATACAGTAGAAAAGTGTTAATCTAAATAAAAAAACCAAAAGAAAGAGTCATAGCAATATGGCTCTTTTTTTTAATCTACAATTACATCATCTTCATCATAGTACATAGTAAAGCAACGACAATTAACAACATTACTAGCACCACCATTTGAATCACCTGTATATTGCATGAGCTGTGGTATTGGGTCTACTTTACTTGGTGCAAAGACTTGAAAATCATCTTCAATAGGTATGTTAGTACCATTCATGCTAGTGTGCCACGACCTCGTTCTTTCATCTATCGCACTTAACCATTCTTTTCTAGGTTTCTTCAATGCTAATCTTCTAGCAATTTTATTATTACCATAATTATATGCTTGATGAGTTTCTGTCCTTGCTATTACTTTACTTCTTCCTGTACTAAATGCTGTAGACTTGGCTATTTGTTTAGCAGTATCATCTTGTCCGAATCCCTCGCTGACTGAATAAGCGATAGCAGACTGTATTTTTTTTCTAGTAGTTTCTGTTATGTAAGTAACATTTTGTGCAGTATTAGTAGTGACATAATCATAAGTGACTTGTGCTACTTCATCTTCTGCTTTCTGTAATAGTTTAGATGTCTTAATAGTTCTTGATGATTCTTCAATCACTCTTTTAGCATTTATTTCTAACAACTTATATAAATCTTGCCAATGGTCATCATAATATTTATCAGGTATCTCTCCGAGTTCTGCATAATTTTTAAAAGCATATCGTTTATATTTATCAAAGAATTTATCTAGTTTTTTAATTAAGGCTCTAGTCAATGTGATATATATCCTTAATGCTTGTCTATATTCTTTTCTACGATTTATTCTTAATCTAGCCATTCTAGAGTTTCCTGTAAGAGTTCAGTTTGTGTACCAAAAGTTTCTGTAAACCATAAAGGGTTCTGATGATAAGACTCATTTGATGTTCTATGATGATGTGGGCATAAAGGTATGACCTCATAGTTAGATGCTCGTTTACCCATCATTCCTTTCTTAATATGATGCAGTTCTGCTGGTGTATCATAGAAACCGAGCTTTCGACAAGCAATACAACCTAATTCTGCAACTTTTTGCATATGTTTCTTCTCAGCCAATGTTTTTGACTTCATTATAACTTTCTTAAAGTTTTAAACCTATGTCCAACTATTGTATCTGTCGGCTCATCTCCACGATAAACCTTAATCAAACAAGCTGGATTATCTTCTGTAGCATTTAAAGTGAAACTTGTTTTAGGTACAGCTAGTTTACCTGACCTAACTATTCTTGTTATTTTCCCTTTGGCTCTACCACCTGATGAATCCCAAGAAACCATATCGCCTACTTTTAAAGCATCTGATTCTGCTTTACTTTCTCTTTCTTTCATTATTTGGTTTCTTTTAGATTTTGACCAACTAAAACCAGCATCACCACCCCAAAGCAACCATGCTATTTTACCAGCACTTGGATATCCCTCAGAACCTGAATTAAATCCACGACCTTGCTTATCTACTTCGTGTCTACTGAAGAAACTATACATTCTTAAAACAGTATCAGGAGATAGTCTTTGTTTATTAACTAACTGATTGGCTCTCGTGACTCCTACTTGTGTGCCACCACGATTAAATTCTTTTCTTAACTCTAATCCTCTTTTCGCATTGTTAGCCATAGTATCTGTCGGCACTAATTTCAAATCGCTTAATGCTTTACTATCTGCTAACAAAGATTCATACTCCTCATGAGTTTCACAAGGCATATAAACTGTCTGACCATCTTCTGTATGTGAATGAATACCAACACAACCTATTTCTTCGGCTCTTTCTTGTGCCTCTTCTTCAGTAGTAAAGGTATCGACATCAACTGCCTCTTTTTTACCATAAGCTAACTCAAAGTCTTTTTCATTTCCCTCTGCATCTACAGGTTGGTCATTATCCTGAACACTAGAGGCATCTACTTCGCCAATAGGGAATAAGTTGCTTGGTATATATAACTCATCAGCACCCTCTATTTCTTCAAGTCCTAACTTCTCTCTTGCCTCATTACGAGTCATAATACCATTCTGTACTGCTTGTGAAACATTGAGATAAACTTGTTTAGTCTTTTCTGCCATAGCTGGTATGCTGGTTAAATCATATTCAATTCTAATATCGCCATTATAAAGAGGCGATAAGAACTCATTTAAGTCAGATTGAACTCTAGTCAATAGAGGAATTACTGTTTCTTCATATAATGCTAATTTTGCAGTTTCCATATTGCTGTAAGTATTAGCCTCAGGAATACCAATTAATTGTGCTGGAACTCCGAAACATAATGCTATTTCCCTTGCAGATAAGTTAAGAAGTTCTAAGAAGTCCATGTCTTTTGGGTTTAATCCTAATTGTTTATATTCAAAATTACCCTCTAGCAACATGGGTCTGCCTGAATTTGAACTACCTTGAAATCTCATTTCTAAATCTTCTAACAGTCTTGCTCTTTGGTCATCTGTTAAAGTAGCAGACATTCCTGTTTCATCTTTTGGCTCAAACTTTAACATACCACTTGGAGTGCAACCATTTTTTAATAATGCAACATTATGTAAACCAGCAAGATTATGTTGGTCAATATTGTAAGCACTTGCCAATATTGGACTTAATCCATAAAAGTCATCTAAAGGATTCCATAATTTAATTTGTTTTAATTGTGAACGACCATTGTCTTGGTCTACAGGATATTCTTTAATAATTTGACCATCTACTAAGTAGCAATAATAATCAGGAATCATTGAAGAACTTGATTTAATTTTAATTCTGTCAGGTCTTAATAAATATAATTCTCTTGGTGGTGTATCGTTTTCTGTATCTCTTAAAAGATATGAGTTTCCTGAAATAAGTAAGTAAGAATATAATGAGGCAAAGTATTCACCACCACTTTGCAAGGGATTGGGTCTTTCTAGTAGAGATATTAGCTCATGGTTTTCTAATTCAATATCGCCATCAAATACTTTTATTTTTACTGCACTTGCTGAATCAGCAATTAATTTTACACATCTATGTACGATTGCATTGTCTTGATAACCCTCTTTGGCATAATCTTTATATCTTCTAGCAGACTTACCCATGTATGCCTCTAGTCGATTAATCATAACTGTTGGCGATTCTTTTTTCTGAATACTTCCTTTAAAAAATTTATCAAATATACCCATTACAACTCCTAACTAATCTTAAATATTGCTTGACCACTATTCTGTAGTGATGTTATTGCCCAAACTAAGGCATCAACCCTATCATCATGATATTGTACCCCATTTCCTGTAAACTGGCACATCTGTTCTTCTAAATCCTTGAATACTCCTACATGGTGAATCCGATTCTGCTCATACAGTGCTGATATCGGCTCGGCTCTAACAATTTTTCCTCTACTTGCTCTAACACTTGTATAAGGAATTGATTGATTCTGTGTTCTTAATAATCTCTCAATCAAATCGCCACCATTATTAACCTCTGCTACAATCCTATCACATTCATATTGTTTATAAAGTGATATGGCTTTCTTAACCCATACATCAGGCGAACTCACTTGGCTACCATCATGCAATATGTAGTAATGATTATTAATATCACGACCAGCAACTATCATTCCTGTTTCATCTGAGTTCTCGTTACTGGTAACTGCTGGGTCAATAGCAACAACAATTCTTTGTAAGTCTATTGGATAGTTTGTTAATCTATTTTCTTCAATGTTTTTATAATTAAATAATGCACCCTCAATATCTTCTAGGATTTCTGCATAGAGTTCTTGTCTACCCATGCGAGTACCCTCATATCTTTCTTTTAACATTTGGATAGATGATTCTGCAAGGTTGTCAATGTTCTCAAATGTTGAGCCTGTGATTAACTTGGTATCACTTCTTTTAGCAAGAGTCTTTATTATCTTGGTCGGTCTAGGTGTTGTGGTAATAATGCACTTAGGATTTTGACCTAATCTTAATGCCATCATTAAGTTATCGAAAGTTTCTGTGTATCTCCAAGAGGCTAACTCATCACACCAAACCCTATGAAACTGAACACCACGAAGTCTGTCAGGCTCTATTGCTGGGAATCCAATTATCTTTGAACCATTATAGAAATGTATTTCATTATCTGATTTATTATATCCAATGTTACTGAGTAATCTTTTATCAATTATATTTATAAAACCTGAATCACCAGCAAATACAACTCTTTTTAAATCTCCATATGTTGGTGCGACTACACCACAAACTACATTATCATTTCTTAAACAGTATTCTACAATGTCGTATGCACCTGTTAAGGTTTTACCCCAACCACGACCAGCAAGGAATAAATGTATATTAAATTCATTAGTGTCCTCTACTAATTGTGTTGGTCTTGCTTTATCGTACCAATCAATGAGTAGATTCGTTGCTATCTGATTTAATGGATTTAGTTTGTCGAAGTGATTTGAGCAAACTCTCGAATCGTTCTTTTTCATCTGATACATTGTTTATCTCCACAACATCAGTTTCTTTCCAACCAGCTTGAGTTTTAAGCCAAAAAATAGATGCAGTTAAAGCCTCTCTACCTGTTCCTGTTGCCATACGATATAAATTATTAGCGATAGTTGCTGTTGATGATGCCTTGCCTAGTTTTAATTCAGAATCATAGTATTTGTATAAGGTAGGTTTTGATATACCAGCTATGGAACAAATCATGTCATGAGTTATACCAATCCCTGATAGTTGTTTAACCATCTTTGCTATCTCATCTGTTTTCTTTACTATTTTTGGCATATATACTCTTTTTATAGAGTAAAAATAAAATAAAAGCAAGATATTTAATCAAATCACTTTATTATATTATTAGTATAATATATACTTATAGTATATTAAATAAATGAGGGTATTATGAAACCATTAAACAAATCTCACAACTGGGAACTTAGGGTAGAAAAAAGCAATATTGAATGTGATTTGAAATCTTTCTTAGGTAATCATAATTGTAGTAAATCAAGCGATTTAGAAACAGCAGACAAAGTTCGATATATGATGATGAAAGAGAGAGTATCAGCTATTGAAACTAAATTTAAAAAAGATAATTATAAATAAATTTATTGTTTAATTCTTTTTCTTTGGTCAGTCAACCTGATTTGTGCAAATTTACCTTTCCTAGCATTATTTATTTTGCAAAACATTGGATAAGTTTCAAGCATATACTGTGCTGAATCTTTTTCAGAATCAGGTGTTCTATATTCTTGTATGCCACCTTTTTCTGTATATATCTTGGTTTTAGGTGCTAAATAATTAAATCTAATTATACCACCATCTTTTTTATAATATTTGATGGTTCTCTCGTAATCTTCTTTTGTATGATATCTTTCATTGAGAACATATGCTTTATCCTCATGTCGATTAACCCACCCATAAAAACAAGCAATAACAAATTTCAAATTAAATGAGATGGTCGTTTTCATAAAAAATGGATTAAATGATGCATTGATTCCCCATAAATCTAATTTATGCTCAGTACATAATGAAAAAGCTTGTTCACCTAGTCCGACCAAATCTGTCACAGGGAAAGTTTTTTTGTCATTCATTTTGCTTTCAAGACTCATGATATCATCATCAATACCCATAACAAATTGACCTACTGGGTAATAATCTATCATAAAATTTCTTTGAGCATTGATACTATTGTTATTTGCTACAATAATATTCAAAGGATAATTTTTTAATTTATCAGTATATTCTTCAAGCTCATCTGCTCTGCTTAAAAAAACATCAACATTTTTAAAATCAATATTAGTAGTAGATAGATATTTTATACTTTTATTTAACAATGTATCTGACCTACCACAACTGGGTATCGCTATTCTAAAATTCATTTATCTCTCTCTAAGGCTATGTTTAATTCTTCTTTGGCACTTCCACATTTAATCATTTTTTCTCTTACATAACATACTGCTGAGATTCTTTCACAATCACCATGTTTTACTATCTCAGTATTTCCATGAATCTCATGAACATCAAAGAACCCAACATCAGTATTTCTTACATTTAAACCAATTCCATATTTAGGGATAACAGTATAAGCACCATCATATCTTCCTTTTTCTAAGACTGCTAAATTACCAATGCCATCTTTAAAATCTCCTTTATCAGTATGACAAGCAGTTCTGAAGTTATTATTCAGGGTAACTGTCGTGAATGCTGTATTGTCTATTTTAAAATCTTTGTGTATTTTTTCCCAGTATGTTTTTTGCAAATTATATTTTTCAGGAACAAATGTTTCATAAAGTTTAGAAATATATCTAATGTATGGCAATGTTTGTTTATACTCATCAAAAAATCTTTGGCTAAACTCTGTCATTCTACAATATGGAATCCTAGCATATCTGTCCATATAACCTATCACAGATGAATTTACTGCTATTGCTTTAGGCGAATTAGATAAAGTGCCATCTTTTTTTAAAGGTATAAATCTCCCACCACTAAGAACTTTACCAACATACATACCATTAATTTTCATGCCCACTTTCATTTCATCAGTTTGACCTGATGCCATTCCTCTGTTATTAGATTCCCTGAGTGATGCTTTTCTCAGAAATGGAAATGCTTTTTTACAAAGTTCAAATGGAACTATTTTGTTCAGATAGACTGCAACAATATCTCCTTTCTCATTCTTGAAAGTAGTATCATCTTTAGGAATAGGATATTTTATATAAGACTCATCAAGATATGTGCCTTTTATCTCATCTAATTCTTCTTTTGTTTTATGCTCTTTAACTGTTATTACTTTCATATTCATTTTTAACAGCTGTCATAACTGCATCTGTTATATTTTCAGAATTATAAACCTGTTTCAATTTTTCTATTTGTGTTCTAAATATTGGCTCTGTTTCTGAACTAAGAAATAATTGTATCATTCTTACTTGTGATGGTAAAAAATCATCTCCCTCACCTGTGAACTCATTATCAACAGCACTCATTGTTTCGTTTAACTCTGCAACATTAGAAAAATTTAATTCTTTAGAATCAAATCCCCAGTCGACCAAATTATCAACATCAAAAAAGTTTGCAAGGTTATCAAAATTCCATTGACCTTGATTTTTATTAAGTCTTACATTCAATTCTTTCTCTTGTTTTTCATCAAGATTAACTTCTACACAGGGCGCAGTTTTCAAACCCATATCAATAATAACTTGTAGTCTTTGATGACCACCAACCAATATGTTTTTCCTGTTTGGGTGTATATTAACTATCAATGGGTCTACAAGACCGAATTTATCAACACTTTCTTTGATTTCAGCGAACTGTTTCTTGGTTATTTCTCTTGGATTGTAATTAGCTGGTATGATGTCAGCTACATTTTTTTCTACTACTTTCATATTGACTCCTAAAATTTATTCATTAATGAATCATAACACTTTGTGTCATTATTCCAACGAAGTGTTATTTCTCCTATGTTTCCTTGAACATCTACTTCCCTAACTTTAGCAACTCTGACCTTAGTTTGACCTCTCTCAAAATCCCTTGTGACTATAACACCGATATCAGCTTTATTATTCCAATGACTTGAACCACTCACATCATACAAAGACTTGACCTCAAATAATCCATCAGCATTTCTGATTTGTTTTGTAGGGTGTGCAACCATGAAACTGATTACATCATTCTCACGATTGAATCTTTTAATCTTAGAAATAAGAACTGATATATGCTCATCTTCTCTTAAATTGGCTCTAGCTGGATTTATTTCATTATATGGGTCAGTGACAATACCATCTATTTGATAATTATCTACACAGTATTTGGCTCTATCTAATATCCAATCTATATCAGGTGAATCACCTTTTTTATCTATGAAATAAAAATGCTCATTGATAAAACTAACTGCCTCTTGAACTTCATCTATCGTACATCTATTCTGAAACATAGCATCAAAAGGTTTATGCACATACTTTTCTATGAGTCTTTTAAGATTGACTGCCAAAGAATGTTCAGGCGAATAAATCATGTATTTAAAACCATGCTCTTTAGCAGTTCTCATTATGATATCGTATGTCAAACTAGACTTACCACAGTTTGGTGTTCCAGTCATCAATATGAAACTTGGTTTCACTAACTGCATGATAGGGTCTAAATCTTTGAACCCTGTCGAATATCTTTTGCAAGTCTTTCCCTCATACAGTTCCCATAAATCATCATACAAACTTTTGGCAGTATGAATACCATCAATTTTTTCATTCATTGTTTTTAGTCCTCATTGTTAAAATACAATACTATACTTTTGATATTAATAAGTAAAGTATCAACCAGCAATGAAATTTTTATTCCTAGTCTTTTGTCTAACAAATTTTTTATTATTTGTTATATTAGTATTACCAGTCATATTGACTATATCATTTTTAGGGCATTGAATAATATAATTGTTATTTTTTCTAATGCCTTTTCCTGTTTTAAAAACTTTTATCAATTTAGAATTAATGAGTTTTTTTATGTATCTTTGAACACTACTCTCAGAACAACAACATATTGTTGCTAAATGACTCAGGCTCGGATAACATTTATTTTCATCATCAGCATAATTAGAAAGCATAAGCAATAATAATTTACTACCACCACATTGTGTTTTCTGTTTAGTCGCCCATGATAATGCTGAAAAACTCATTAATAAAAATCATTTGGTTGAACTTCACTATTAGTGAACTCAACGATTTTTTCCATGTTTTTTTTAGTAGGAATCTTCTGACCATACTTCCAAGAATTGACTGTGACCTCAGGGACATCTAATACTTTAGCTACCTTGCTAACGCTAAGTGATTGATTTTTAAGGTATTCTTTAAAATTCATTTAATTTATCTCCATGTTTGTTATGCCATTATGGATTATTTTATATTAAAAGTAAATATAAAAAAAGTATTTTAATACTTTACTTATTAATATTTAAAGTATAAGGTTGTAATCATATTAACTTAACGAGGAAAATATTATGAAAAAAGATAAATTTTTAAATGGTTATAATATCTCTAACCCTAAAACTCAAGCCGAGAAAGTGTTAGTGCATTTATTAAAAAAGAAAGCAATCACATCTTGGGATGCTATAGAAACTTTCAGAATCACAAGATTATCGGCAATTATATTTAATCTTAGATGTCATTTTAATATTGAGTCTATCGACACAACAATAAACAATAAACATTTTACAACTTATGTTTATAGAGGAGAGATGTCATGAAATTATTTTTAAAAGCACAAAGAGATAGATTAATAAAAAATCACATAGCCCACAAAAAAGAATGGAATTCTGAACATCCCACAAGTGTTGATTTCAAAATAGTTGTTAAATTATTTAATCCTACTGGTATTGGCACTTGGTGGCTAACTGAGTTAGACCCTGAAACAAATATAGCTTTCGGTGTTGCACAATTACACGAAAGAGAGGCTGGTTATATTGACCTTAATGAACTTAAAGAGTTTAAAGGTGTTATGGGTTTACCAATAGAACGAGATATGTATTTTGAAAGCAACAAACATACTATCGAGGATATTCTAAATGGTGGTAGTGTTCTATGACTAAGCAAGAAAAATGGAAAACGATAGCAAGTGCCGAGATACTTAAAAAAAAGAATCTCGGTTATCAAAGTATCACTAGCATAATAAATGCTAGACCAAATCGTAGTTTGGAAAAGTGGAGAAAAGAATTGGGTGAAGATGTTGCTAACTTTGAAATGAAAAGATGTGCTGAAAGAGGTTTAAAAGTACACTCAATGATACAAGAATATTTTACAACCGAATATAAACACCTTTATAGCAGTTCTGAAGAGTCTATGCCTACATCACACAGATGCGATAGTGTTTTAGCAAATGGCTTATTCATGAATATGCTTGGCTATCTAGAAATGATTGATGATATTGTTTTTATAGAAACTGAACTTTATTCTGACACTTATAAAATTCATGGTCGAGTAGATTGTATCGCTAAAATTAAAGGATACAATCATGATGAGGGATATTTAGCTGTAATAGATTTTAAGACTTCTAATAAACCCAAGCAAAGCATAAAAGATAATTATGGTGTGCAATTATGTGCCTATGCAGTTATGTATAACGAGATGTTCAACGAGAACATAGAAAATGTTGTATTGATAAGTGCTGATGAAACAGGTGGCTCACAAATGATAAGGCGAGATGTTAAGAAGTTTATGCCTACATTCGAGGAGTGGGTGGTATTTTGAAAGATAATATAAATCCAAAACACTACAAACAAGGCAAGATAGAAGTAATTGACTTTATACTTGACCAACAAATGAATTATCTAGAGGGAAATATAGTCAAATATATTTCTAGGTATAAACACAAGAATGGTATTGAAGATTTGAAAAAAGCACTTTGGTATCTAAGTAAACTTATAGGAGTATGGGAAAATGACAAAAATAAAAGTAAAAAAAGATAATAAAAATGTTAAAGGTATTGAGAAAAGAATCGGAGAACTTGTTAATGAACATTTTATATTTAGTGGAATGAGTCCTAAATTTGAAAAAGCATTAAAAAAGAAACTTGTAAAAGATTCTGTCAAAGATACTTTAAAAAGAAATAATATAGAAATAGATAAATAATACTATATTTATATATATTTATAGTATATAGTTGTAATATTAAACAATGATAATGAGGAAAATCAAATGGAAAGTAAACACTTAAAATCTCATAATGAGGAAAAAAGAAAAGAACATAATGAGCTTGGTTTAATTACTGCTATGCACGAATATCAGCAATTAAAACTAAAATCAGATGCTACTGGTAGAAATAGTCGGTTTAAATCAGAAGAAAATCCTAAAGGTACTCCATACTCTACATTAGAAGATGCTATTGAATGTGCTAATGAGGGTTTGAAATTTGGTCTAATATTCACACAAAGTGTTATTTGCGAAGATAGTCAGCAGTATTTACATACTGTGGTAAGACATATAAATGATACTGAAACTTTACAATGTAAATACCCATTATTTGTAAATAATAAAGAAAACCCACAGGCATTCGCCTCTACAGTTACATATGCTAAAAGATATTCTTTGCATATGTTATTTGGGTTCGGAAGTATTATTTCAGATGATGATGATGGGAATGTAGCAAGTCCTGTTAAGGCAACTAATAATAATCAAACAAATAAATTTTAGGAGATGATATGCAATATTTAGTAATAGAAAAAATTAATAATTCTTATTATTTGGTAGGTAATACACCATTTGATACAGAAAAACAGGCACACATGATGTTGGACTTACAAAGAGAATGTAATCCACATAGAAAATATCAAACTGTGTCTATTTTAGAAGAAGAAAATTTGGAGGTGGTAAAATGAGTGAATGGGATAGAACTGATATCGAAAATGAACTATCTGAATCAGATAATCAAACACCTAAAGAAGAAATGGACTTAGATAGTTTGTTTTGTAAAGGCTCATTATCTGACCCTGATGGTTTAGAGTTATTTAAGAAAGGAAGTCTTAAAGATAGTAAACCATATACCAATGAAGATGGTAGTAGAATACCTGACAGGTTTCCTAAAAAAGTAATTGTCACAAAGGCATTATCTTCCAAAGGAACAGAATATTTTACTGTATATGCAGAGGTGGGTTGTTTGTTCGACCCAAAAAGTCCTGACTCTAAAACAGTCAAAACTGGATTTATTAATATAGATGGCAAAGATAAAACTTTGAATGTATATGATAATGAATCATACTATGGATTAGAGATAAGAGAAAAAGATGATAGCACACCATTCTAATGTTTTCCTCATATAGACATTCGGTGCTTTTCATCAAGTGGGTAGTTGTAGCTTTGACTACCCACGACCAAAAGGAGTTTAATTATGTCTTTAACAATTCTAAAAACTAGTTTTTTTCAATCACATGGTAATCCTGATATGGATAAGATACCAAACTATGGTGTTGTCAAACTTCCTATCAATCGTGCAGATTTAGTTTCAGCAAGAGTGGAATTATCGAGTGGTGTTGGAGTTCAACAAGATGCTAAAGTTAATTATGGTGTTGATGATAAACTCACTAGAAAAGTCAAGATGTGGAGAATACCTTTAGATTCTAAGATAGGTGGTTTGTTTCATGTTTATGCAGTTGAGCTTAATAAAATATTTAATTATAGAATATCAGCTATACAAGATATTCAATATTTAGAATATAGTGTTGGAGATTTTTATAAAACTCATACCGATATAAATTGTGAGATAGGCTCTACTAGAAAAATATCAATCTCTTGGATATTAGATGATAATTTTGAGGGTGGAGAATTAAAAATAATGAGTGGTGGTGAAGAAGTAGTTATAAAAAATAATGATAATGAATTAGTAGCATTTACAAGTTTTATGAATCATTGTGTCACACCAGTGACCAAAGGAACTCGTAAAGTTTTAGTTTGCTGGGTAAATGGCGAAAGCTGGAGATAAATAATGAACAATAATGAATATCAAGAAAAATTAAATAAACTTGGTGAAGAAGAACTAAAAAGAAGAGTGCAAGAAGTTGGTAAAGTAGTCAGAGAAAGAACCAATTATCATGGAATAAATATTATAAATCAGCTCATATCTGATAATTTTGACAGATATAATATTGATGAAATATGTACCAGTATTGATGCTATAACCAAGTCAAATGACCATTTAAGATATGTAGACAATGGTATAATTGACCCTTTATTAGCTCAAAAAAAACATCAAAATAACTCAAAATAAATGTATACTTTTAGTATAAGTTAGTTTATACTGTATGTATAAGCTAATAAAACAGCTTATAAATTTAACATAAAACGAGGATATTTAAATGGAACTACGAAAAGATGGAAGTATGTATTGGGAAAAATCAGATATGAGAGATATCAAAGATGGAAACAATGAATACTTTAAAAAAATAGATAATATAAGTCTTGAAGAACTAAATATAGTTGCATACGAAGATACATCATGTGATAGACCTAATGCTATATTATTTTCTACTAGAAAAGATGCTAGAGGTGCAAATCATATGTGGTGGTATACTGGATTTGATTCTAAAGAAGAAAGAGATTTGGCTATTAGTCATACATATAATCTTGCTGAATCACGCTGGAAACATACTGCAATAAAACTTGAATATGTTGCACCTCAATCAATGGTTGGTAGAGGTTATAGGGTCAGGAAAGGTTATTCAGAAGATATGATTAACTGGGAACATGCTAAATATATTACTAAATAGTAAAAATAAAACTATACTATCAGTATAAATTAATATATACTGGTAGTATAAACAATAAAAAACGAGGATATAAATATGAAACTAACAACAGAACAACTTTTGGAGAAACTAGAATTTGCTTGTGAAGATGGAACTTGTGAAGAACAAAGAGGTCATTGGTATCTTTATTCTACTACAGAGAAACCATTTGATAGTTATCCAAATGATAAATACCCTGAAGACTGTTACGAGAGATTTAGGAAAGCATACAAGCTACCTAAAGGATATCTTAAATTATTGACTGATGCTGGGTATCTCGATAAATACTACCTAGATGATGGAACTCTACACTTTCATTTTTCAGAAAATTGTAGATTGGGTGGATTGTTTGAGGAATAAATAAAATGAAGAATACATTAAAAAGTGGGATTACTTTAACAAAGTTTTTAGGTTGCATAAAAAAAAGTGCAATGTCTAAAAGAAAGAGTGACATAGGTTCAGCAATCTATGACATAAGTCTTTTTATAGATAAAGTAGATGCCACCGATATAGATAGTTTTGACTCAATGATTTTGATAAAACTAGATATGGTTAAAAAATTAATTATCGAATCTAAAAAACTAAGAAATGAGTAGAACATATAACGAGCAATTCTTTAGTACTTTAGAGTATATACAAAAGTTTAGAGATACACTTGCTAAAAAAGAGTTGCTCAATAACATACAAAATAAATATCAATTAACAGAAGAACAAGCAAAGGATATGGTGGACAATTATGAATAAAGATTATCTAATACCAAGTTTTATAAGAAAAGGAGAATTAAAAATGGACTTAGAAAAGGCGATAAATAACTTGGAAAATGAAATAAAAAGATATAATAATGGAGATAAAGAAATTACTCTTTTATCACATGAAATGAACTGTAAAACTTTACAACATTTTAAAAGAGTAAAAAAAGATAAAGAGGTGGGCAAATGCAAAGAGAATGTAATGAATACTACGAGGATAACGAAGTGTGGTTAGATGATATTATAGAGTTTAAAGATGCAGTTAAGACTATTGACCTAGCAAAATATTCTCACAGTCATAGAGCATACTGCGAAGAAGTAGAAAGATTATTTAAAGAAATAGTGTTGTCTGATGTAGATGAAATAAAATTTATGCAAAAGTCATATGCAAATTCTATGGCTAAAGAAATAATCTATGATGAATATGGCGATACTAAAAAAGAAAAAATTAATGAACATGGTGATGTAATCAAAGAGGAGAAAAACAATGATAGATAAGTTCAATGAAATATGGGATTCAATACCTGATATTGCACAAGCAATAATAGTCATGTCAGTCATTTCTATATTTTGGATATTTGTATTAGGGTAGTCAATCTTTTAAATTACTGAGTACTACAGTATAAGTTTGACATTCATCTGCCCTTGAGAGTCGCTAAGTTCACCCTCGTTTACTTAGTGGCTCTTTTTTTATGTCTTTTTTTCTGTTAGATTGATGATATAAACTATGTGAGAATATTATGTTTCCAATAGAATTAATATCAATGCTCGTATCTACAGTTCTCGGTGGTGTCTTATCAATTATGGCACAGAAATCTAAAGATAAGGCAGATGAACAAAAGATGCTTATGCAAAGAGCAAATTTTGATGCAAAACAAAAAGATAAGGCGAGAGCAGTTGATGACCCTTTCACTAAGAATACTAGGCGATGGATAGCATTAATTTGTGTGGTTGCTATTTTGGTATTGCCTAAGTTAGCCCCATTCATTGATTCTGATATGCCAATTTATGTTGGTTATACAGAATCGGTGATGCAAGGTTGGTGGATATTTGCCTCAAGCACAGACATAACTCAATGGAAACCAATGACTGGTCTAGTTATAACTCCATTAGATACACATGTCGTTTCTAGCATCGTAGGATTATATTTTGGTGGTAGTTTGGTAAGGAGATGAGAATAATGTCTACTTTCTATAAAGAGTGTCTACTCGTTTTATTCTTTATGATATTGGCTTATGGAATATCTGATGCTTTAGCTGATGTCACATCAAGTGGCTCAACCACAAATACTCAATCAAATAATGCTGGAAGTAATACAGCAATCACAGGTGGATATGAAAGTTCTACGACATACCAATCAGGGTCTAGTTCTAACAGTACGACCAATAACGAAACTAATAATTCTACGAATCAAAAAACAGCAGTCAATAGTGCATCAGCACCAAGTATGAGTGTCTATGGACAAGATAGTTGTGTCGTTCCATTAACTGCTGGAGTGACACTTATTGG